GTATCAACATCATGGGATCTTGGAGTTTCAGATCATTCTGCAATAATATTTTTTCAGCAGTTAGGTAGATCAGTAAACATTATTGATTACCATGAGGAACGAGGTCAAGGTTTACCACACTATGTGCAGATTATTAAAGATAAAGATTATGTTTACAAAGATCATTTTGCACCACACGACATTGAAGTTACAGATTTTAGTAATGGTAAGACCAGGAGAGAGGTCGCATATCAATTAGGAGTTAGGTTTAAAGTCGTACCAAAAATTCCATTAGAAGATGGAATACACGCAACCACAATGACTTTGCCTAGATGCTGGATTGATACTGACCATTGCAAAAAGTTAATAGATGCGTTAAGACATTACCACAGGAAGTATATTGACAAAAATAGAATGTTCAGATCAAAACCTGTACATGATTGGAGTTCCCATGCTTGTGATGCTATGAGGTATCTAAGTGTAGGACTACAAGAAATTAATGATAGACAAACTGCTCCACAAAGTGTAGCAGATAATAGTTACAGGATTATTTAATATGGGATCACTTTTTAAACCAAAAATGCCACCGCTACCACCAGTTCAACCTTTGCCAGAACCGCCTAAAGCAGAAGTCTCGCAAGAGGAAAAAGACAGGATTGCGGCAGAACAAGCTGCGATTGAAAGAAAACGAAAAGGCAGAAAATCTACAATACTTACATCACCATTAGGAATTGAAGATGAAGCTGAAACAGAAAAGAAAACTTTACTAGGATCATAATGTTTGAAAAAATTAAAAAGATATTTAAAAAAAAACCAAAAGCACACAAAGAAAAAAGAGTTTACGAGAAAGCTATAGATCATGGTAATGACATTACTTTTGAAAATGAAGTTAAAAAACCAGAAGTAAAAGCTAAACCAAAAGATACAAAAGAAACTAAATCATCATTAACATTTGGAGAATAGTATGGGTGGAGCAGTAGCAAGAATAGTTAGACCAAGTAGACCAACACCAGCTCCTGTGGTTGCACCCACTGCACCAGAAGTTTCACAAGCAACAGCAACTGCAATGGATGGTTATGATTCAAGAAAGACTAAAGCAAAAGGTAGATCAACTACAATCTTAACAGGACCTAAAGGTGTGGAAGAAGAAACATTAACATTAGGTAAGAAAAGTTTATTAGGACAATAATGGCAAGAACAGATTTAACTAAAAGTTTATTATCCAGATTTGAAAAACTTGAAGGTCAAAGGCAAAACTGGGAAACGCATTGGCAAGAAGTTGCAGATTATATGCAACCAAGAAAAGCAGATGTAACTAAACAAAGAGCTAGAGGTGATAAAAGAATGGAACAAGTTTTTGATTCATCACCCATACAAGCAGTAGAATTATTAGCAGCATCATTACATGGTATGCTAACAAATCCATCAACACCTTGGTTTACCCTAAGATTTAAAGATGAAGATATTGATAATGAAGATGAAGCAAAACTTTGGTTAGAGTCATCTACAGATGCAATGTACACAGCATTTAATAGATCAAACTTTCAACAAGAAATATTTGAATTGTACCATGACCTAATTACATTTGGTACAGCAGCAATGTTTATTGAAGAAGATAATGATGACATTATAAAATTTTCAACAAGACATATCAATGAAGTGTTCATTGCAGAAAATGATAAAGGTAGAATAGATACTATCTATAGAAAATTTAAAATATCAGCTAGAGCTGCAATTCAAAAATTTGGAGATGCAGTATCTTCTGATGTGCAAACAAAAGCAAAAAAAGATCCATACGAAGAAATGGAAATACTACACGCAGTTTATCCAAGATCAGAATTTAATCCTAACAAAAAAGATAAAAAGAATATGCCATTTGAATCTGTGTATATTGAATTTAAAAATGGTAATGAATTATCTGTATCTGGATTTAGAGAGTTTCCATTTGTAATACCAAGATATTTAAAAGCATCAAATGAAATTTATGGAAGATCACCTGCAATGACAGCATTGCCTGATGTTAAGATGTTAAATGAAATGTCAAAGACAACTATCAAAGCTGCACAGAAACAAGTAGACCCACCACTATTAGTTCCTGATGATGGTTTTTTATTACCAGTTAGAACTGTACCAGGTGGTTTAAATTTTTATAGATCAGGTACAAGAGATAGAATTGAACCACTAAACATAGGTGCAAACAATCCACTAGGTTTAAATATGGAACAGCAAAGAAGAGAAAGTATTAGAGCTGTGTTTTATGTAAACCAACTTATGATGCAACAAGGACCACAAATGACAGCAACAGAAGTCATACAAAGAAACGAAGAGAAGATGAGATTACTTGGTCCTGTACTTGGTAGACTACAATCTGAATTATTAAAACCATTAATTGATAGAGTGTTCGCAATATTACTTCGTAACAATATGTTACCACAAGCTCCAGAGTTTTTATCAGGTAGAGATATAGAAATAGAATATGTTTCTCCTTTAGCTAAAGCACAAAAGTCTACAGAGCTACAATCTATTATGAGAGCAGTAGAGATATTAGGATCACTTGCAAATGTAGCACCAGTATTTGATTATGTTAATTTTGATAATTTAGTTAAACACTTGGCAGACATTGTTGGTGTGCCACAAAAATTATTAAAATCACAAAGTCAAGTCAATGCGGAAAGACAACAAGCACAACAACAACAACAAGAAATGCAACAGATGCAACAACTACAACAAGTTGCTAAAGCAGGAGGAGATATAGCACCACTAGCGAAAGCATTGCCAGAAGAAGCAAGAGCTGTAGCAAATGCTGAAGTGGAATAGTATGGAAGAAAATAAACAATTAGAAAAAGTAATTAACAGATTAAAAACAAATTATAAATACATATTCAATACAGATGAAGGCAAAGAAGTCTTATCTGATCTTGAGAAAAGATGTCATTATCATTCTACCACTAATGTAAAAGGTGATAGCCATGAGAGTGCATACATGGAAGGACAACGCAGTGTTCTTCTATTTATTAAATCAATGCTGCGAAAGGAAAATGAAAAAGGTAAATAACTATGTCAAGCGAACAGATAACACAGGAAACTGTGCCTGTAGAACAAAAGACAACTACAGAAACAGCGACACCTACACCCACTGCCACACAAGTTGCAGTTAAAGGAGCAGATACTCCTGCACCACAAACAACACAAACAACAACTCAATCAACTTGGAAAGATTCTATAAGTGAAGCATATAGAAACGATCCTAACATTGAAAAGTTTACAGAGATAGATGCGTTAGCAAAATCTTATATCAATGCAACAAAGATGATTGGTCAAGATAAAGTTGTTATCCCAACTAATAATTCTACAGAAGAACATTGGGATGAGGTTTATACTAAACTTGGTAGACCAGAATCTGCTGATAAATATACTTTAGATGCAAAATCTGAAGTAGTAAACTTTGATGATAATGCAATTAAATCTTTTGCAGAACAATCACATAAGCTAGGTTTAAATAATAAACAAGCTCAAGGTATCTTAGAGTTTTATAAAAATAATATGGAAGGTACTGCACAACAATCAAAGATTGATACTGAAACTGCTCAAGCTCAAGCTGAACAACAATTAAGGCAAGAGTGGGGTAGAGACTTTGAGGGTAAAGTTAAACAAGCTGGTGCATTAGCAAAAGCTAATATCAATCCAGAAATTTTAGATATGGCTTTATCAAATGGTACAAGACTTGGAGATCATCCAGAGATTATAAAAGGTTTTGCAAAGATAGCAGGTATGATGCAAGAAGATAAAATTGTTGCAACAGAAAGCGAAAATGCACAATCAGTTAGTAATATTGAAGAAGAAATTGCTAGTATTATGAATGATAGAAATGGTCCTTATTATCATAAACAACACCCAGATCATGATAAAATGGTACAACAAGTCTATACATTAAGAGAAATGTTAAATGCAAAATAAAAATCTAAACGATAAAGAAATTAGATTAGAAATATTGCGGTTGATTAAGGAGTTTGGTTCTGAACAACAGAAAAATAATCCCTTGCCAACCGCAGATATTTATTATAAATGGATAAATGGTAAGACAATTCGAAAGAACCTTATTGACAAAAAGGAATAGACTTCTAGTCTAAAAGACTTTAAATCCAAGAGATGCCTACTATTATTTAGTGGAGAACCTTTCTGATTATTTTAACTTAACAATAATATGGAGAGACAATTATGTCATCAAATATAACTACAGCTTTTGTACAGCAGTATTCTGCAAACGTACAAATGCTTTCTCAACAAATGGGATCGTTATTAAGAGACAAAGTTCGTGTTGAATCTGTGGTTGGAAAAAATGCTTTTTTCGATCAAGTTGGTTCAGTAACTGCAGTTGAAAAAACTAGCAGACATTCAGACACTCCACAAATAGACACACCTCATGCGAGAAGAAGAGTGTCTCTTGCGGATTATGAATTTGCTGATCTAATAGATCAACAGGACAAAGTTAGACTCTTAATAGATCCAACTTCATCTTATGCTCAAGCTGCTGCTATGGCAATGGGAAGAGCAATAGATGATGTGATCATAACTGCTGCAATAGGTACTGCGTACACTGGTGAAACAGGATCAACTAGCACATCAAACTCGAATCAAATCGTACATGGTTCTGCTGGTTTAACTATCGCTAAATTAAGAACTGCAAAACAGACTCTTGATTTAGGAGATGTAGATCCTTCTATACCAAGACACATCATAGTATCTCCTAAGCAGATCACTGATCTTTTAGGAACAACTGAGGTTACAAGTTCTGACTTCAACACTGTCAAAGCATTGGCAAATGGTGAAGTAAACTCGTTCCTTGGTTTTAATTTCATTGTATCAAACAGACTAGCATTATCTAGCACAACTAGATCATGTATAGCTTTTGCACAAGATGGAATCGCTTTAGGTATTGGCAAAGATGTCAATGCTAGAATTGACGAAAGAAGCGACAAGTCTTATGCCACTCAAGTGTACTACTGCATGAGCATTGGTGCTACTAGAATGGAAGAAGCTAAAGTTGTTGAAGTACAATGTACAGAATCATAATAGTAATAGGAGGATATAATTATGACAACTAAAAATACAGACCTGGTATCAAACTTCGAAGCGACTCCACCAGTTCTTAATAATGCTGCTGAATTAGCAGGTGTTGTTAGAACTGCACATGGATCGGTAGAACTTGCTGCTGGTGATAGTACAGATAATGACATTGTTATGTTAGCACCTATTCCTAGTAATGCTGCTGTGCCACAATTATTTATTGGCTCAGACACATTCGGTGGTTCGTGTACATTCAATGTTGGTTTATACAAAACTGATGGAACAGTTAAAGACGAAGATGTTTTTGCTACTTCAGTAGCTGATGCTGCTGGAATGACAGATGTTCGTTATGAAGTTGCTGACTTGAACACTGGTTCTCAAAAACTTTGGGAATTAGCTGGTGATAGTACAGATCCTGGTGGATATTACTATGTTGCGATTACTTTTGACGCAACTGGTGGTACTGCTGGAACATTAAACTGGAACATTAATTACGTAGTTAATTAATAAATAAAATTTTAGGCGAGGAAAGCGAGAGTGGAACTCGCCTAGAGTGCATGAAAAAGATACAAGATTTAAAACCTGTATTACATTTTAAAAAAGATAATTATGTTTATAGGTACGTATTAGTAGATAGGTTTAAACATGATACTAAATATCATTATGGCTTTGATGCTAAAGAAGAACGAACAGAAGAAGAAATTTTTGCCTTAGAAAAAGATAGACATATAAGGCGAAAGTATATTATAAGGAAATGATATGGCATCAGTAGTAGACATTTGTAATGGATCATTAAATCAACTAGGTGCAACAACTATCCTTTCATTAACAGAAGATTCAAAAAATGCTAGACTTTGTAATCAAAGATACACTCAAGTAAGAGATAGTGTATTTAGATCACATCCTTGGAACTGCTTACAAAAAAGACAAGAACTAGCAGCAGACACAACAGCTCCTGCATGGGGTTTTAGTTATGCTTATACCTTACCAGCAGATTGTTTAAGGTTACTTAGAATACTAGATTATGATTCAAACTACAAAGTAGAAGGTAGAAAGATATTAAGTAATACATCTAGTATGAAAATATTATATATTGGTAGAATTACAGATCCCAATGAGTATGATGAATTATTAAGAGAAACTTTATCTGCTGCTTTAGGTGCTGACATAGCTTTTGCAGTTACTTCTAACAATCAAACAGCAACTAATATGTACAATTTATTTCAAGATAAATTAAAAGATGCTAGATTTGTAGATTCAACTGAAGGTCAAAATATAGATCAAGACCTAGGTATGTCAGATCAAATAGATGCAGGTACATTTATAAACTCAAGGTTTTAATAAATGGCTAGGGTTGCTGTTGAACTAACAAACTTTACAGGCGGTGAGCTATCGCCAAGATTAGATGGAAGAACTGATCTAACTAAATATACATCTGGTTGCTCAACATTAGAAAATTTAGTGGTATATCCACATGGGTCAGCAGCTCGTAGACCAGGTTCTACATTTTTAGCAGAAGTTGCTGATAGTGATAATAAAACAAGATTAATTCCTTTTGAATTTTCAACAACACAAACTTATATGCTTGAGTTTTCAAACTTAAAAATGAGAGTGTATAAAGATAGTGGTGCTGTATTAGAAGGAGATAAAACTATATCTGGAATTACTGCTGCTAATCCTGCTGTCGTAACTGCAACTTCACATGGTTATTCTAATGGTGATGAAGTATTAATTAGTGGTGTTTCTGGTATGACAGAAGTTAATGGTAAAAGATTTTTAGTTGCAGATAAAACCACAAACACATTTGAACTACAAGACAAAGATAGTGTTGATATAAACAGTTCTTCATTTACTGCTTATAGTTCTGGTGGTGTAGCTAATAAAGTTTTTGAACTAACAACACCTTATACTACTGCACAACTTTTTGATTTAAAATTTGCACAGAGTGCTGATGTTATGTACATCACTCATCCTGCACATGAAGTAGAAAAACTATCTCGTACTGCTCATACTACTTGGACATTAACAGATGTAGATTTTACTAAAGGACCAATGCAAGATGCTAACACAACTGACACAACTTTAAATCCAGGTCAATCAGCAGTAGGCACAGGTATAGCTTTAGTTGCTTCTGCTATTACTGGTATTAATGGTGGCTCTGGTTTTCAATCAACAGATGTTGGAAGATTTGTTTTTTTAAGTGATGGTTATGCAAAGATCACTGGAGTAACAGATACAACTAATGCAGTTATGACAATTATTACAGCTTTAGATAGTGCTAGTGCTACAGCTAATTGGCAACTAGGAGCTTTCTCTGACACTACTGGTCATCCTTCAAGTGTAACTTTTTTTGAACAACGATTAGTATTTGCAGGAACAACTGATCAACCACAAACAATATTTTTTTCAAGATCAGGTGATTATGAAAACATGGATGCAAACATTGGTGGAACTGTAGCTGATGATGATGCAATCATTTACACAATCGCATCTAACCAAGTTAATGCTATTAGATTTATGACAGCAACTAGAACTTTAATTATTGGTACAGCAGGTGGTGAATTTACTGTATCAGGTGGTGGTACAGATAGTGCTGTTACACCTACAAACATATTAATTAAAAAACAATCTAACCATGGCTCGGCAAATGTAGATGCTATAGCTGTAGGTAACGCAACATTATTTTTACAAAGAGCAAAAAGAAAAATTAGAGAACTAGCATATAACTTTGATGTTGATGGTTACATTGCACCTGATATGACTATCCTTGCTGAACACGTTACTGAAGGTGGTTTAATACAGATTGCATATCAACAAGAACCTAATCAAATTGTTTATGGAGCAAGAGGAGATGGTGAGTTAGTAGGATTAACTTATCAAAGAGAACAACAAGTAACTGCTTGGCATAGACATATTTTTGGTGGAAGATTTGGTAATGCAACTATTACAGTTACTGATTATGCAAATATTGCAAATGGTACAAGAATAGTTTTAACAAAAGCAGATGGCACAACTACAACCTTTACTTCTGCTACATCTTCTACAACTGGAAAATTTCATACAGCAACAAGTAACAATCAAAGTGCAACGAACTTAAAAACATTAATAGATGCTGACTCGGATTTTACAGCAACAGTTAGTAGTAATGTAGTTACGATTACAGAGACATCACCATTGTCTACAGGATTTTTAACTGTTACATCTTTAGATGATTCTACTCGATTAGCAAAAACTAATGAAGGTAAAGCAGTATGTGAAAGTGTTGCAGTTATTCCAACTGACGATACTGAATATCAAGTTTATGTAATTGTTAAAAGAACAATCAATGGTGCTACTAGAAGATTTGTAGAAATATTAAATGTATTTGATTTTGATGAAACAGATAATACATCATTTAATTTTTTAGATAGTGCATTAAGTTATAGTGGTAGTGCTGCTACAACTATTTCTGGATTAGATCACCTTGAAGGACAAACAGTTTCTATATTAGCAGATGGTGCAACGCACCCAGATAAAACTGTAAGCTCTGGTAGTGTAACTTTAGATCGTTCTGTAACTAATGCTAAAATAGGTTTAGCTTACACATCTTTATTACAAACTATGAGATTAAATGCTGGTTCACAAAATGGAACATCACAAGGTAAGACAAAAAGAATATATGATATAACAGTTAGAATGTTTGAAACAATAGGTGTAGAAGTAGGACCTGATCTTTCAAACATGGAAAGAATACCATTTAGAAGTTCTGCTGATTTAATGGATGAAGGTATACCACCATTTACAGGAGACAAAGAGGTAGAGTTTAGAGGAAACTATGAAACAGATGGTTTTATTTATGTTAGACAAACTCAACCTTTACCTTTTACAATTTTATCGTTATACCCAAGATTAACTACTAATGATGGATAATATGCTATATATAGTACCTTACACTGCTGAACATGGAAAATTTATTCTATCATGTCAAATGAATCATAAACTTATGGATAAGGATGCACAGTTTGATGGAGATGCTATGAACCTTGTGCAAGACCACTTAGCTTTTACAGGCATGGTTGGTAAGAAACCAATCTTTGCTGCTGGTATGAAAATGATTTGGGGTCAGGTCGCAGAAGGTTGGGTCATTGCAACACAAGATGTTTGGCAACATCCTATTGCAGTTGCTAAAGCAATCAAGAAAGATTTTGCTAGAGTTGCAAGAAAGTATAATATTAAAAGAGTTCAAACTGCTGTAAGATCAGACTTTGATAAAGGTATAAGATTTGCAAAGTGGTTAGGATTAGAGAACGAAGGATTAATGAAACACTATGGGTTTGATGGTTCAGACCAATACAGATATGCGAGGATTTTCTAATGGCATTTTTAGCACCAGCAGCACCTTTTATTTCAGCAGCAACATCTGTAATGGCAGCATCACAAGCAAGTGCTATTGGAAGTTATAATCAATCAATACAAAATCGTAATGCACAAATAGCGGAACAAGAAGCTGAACAACAAGAAAAACAAAAAGAATTTGATATTGCTAGATTTAATCAACAGTTTGCAAGACTTCAAGGTCAAACAAGAACAAATGTATTATTTTCTGGTGCAGAATTATCTGGATCAGGATTAAGAATATTAAGACAAAATGCAGAACAAGCTGAAATAGAAAAAGATATTTTAGATTATAATTCTAAAGTTAAACAATCTCAAAAATTAGAAGAAGCAAACTTTGCTCGTATGCAAGGTACTCTTGCAAAACGACAAGCAGGATTACAAGCACTTGGTTATTATGGTAAAGCTGGAACAAGTTTATTAGGAGCATTTGGATAATTATGCCTAAAATACCTACATTTACAGCAAGAGGTAGACCCACAGCGGATGCACCAGGAGTTAGAACTGGTATTCAAGTTTCACCAACTGCTACTATTGGTGCTGCATTACTACCTGCTGCTGAAGTTATTAGTAACTATTCTATAAAAAAAAGAAATAATGAAGAAAAATTAGTTGCTGATAAAATAATTTTAGAATTAGATTCTGAGTCTGATAAAATTATACAATCACAAAAACAAAATATTGTCGAAGAAGATGCTATCAATAATTATAAAAATACATTTACACCTTTAGTAAATCAAAAATTATCTACCATAAAAAATAGAAGAGTTAAAAATTTAGTTGAAAGAGGTATAGATTTACAAAATTCAACAAGTATTTACCAATTAAAAAAAAATAGTTTTGAAGCATATCAAGGTGATAGTTTAGTAAATGTAAATAATAAAATTACTTCTAATATTGGAAAATATGCAACTTCAGACAATCCAATAATGAAAGTAAAATATAAAACAATTACTAAAGAAATAATTAAAGATTATGTTGAAGAATTTAATTTACCTAAAAATGTATTAGATAAAAAATTAGAAGCTGCTGATAGAGATTTTTTATTATCAGACATAAATCAATTTGCAGGTCAAGTAAATGGTGCTGAACAAATTAATGATTTAGATATTAGTTTAAAAGGAACTAATTTTTTAAATGATGAAGATTTTGGTGCAGGTGTTTACTCTGCTTACAATAATAAAATATCTGAACTAACAGTAAAAGGTAATCCAGATTCGGATTATGATAGAGCTTTAGAATTAGTAGATGAGTTAAAAAATTTTAAAAGAAAGGAAAATGGTTATAAAGTTGATACAGGAAAGCTATCTGTACAAATATCTAATTTAGAACAAAAAGTATTAACTGAAAAAATATCACATGATAGTTTAATTAGAAAACAAGGAAATAATAAATTATTTTATAATTATGCAGGAAATTTAAAAAAAGATTTATCTCAAAGTATAGCTGACCCTTACAGTGATCCTTCACTTGCTGACAGATTAGCTGCAACAGAAATAGAACAAGAATTTGATAAAAGAATCAATAATTATGTTGTTTCAAATCCTGATGCAACTTTAGAAGAAAAAAGAGCTTATGCTAGATCAACTACTTTTGTTTTAGCAAATAAATATGAAGATAATAAAATTTTAAAACAATCTGAATTTAATTTACAATTATCTGCTACAGATTTGCAAGATCAATATAATACAACTGTTAGTGATATGAAAAAATTTGAAGATGGTAAATTAGATCAAGACACAATAGAATCTTACGAAAGTTTAGCAAGAGCAAATGGTTATCAAGACATTCAATCTTTTATGAATGATTATATACCGCTATTACAATCTCAACTTTCAATAGGACAATAATGGCTACAGAATTTTCTCAAGAAGTTTTAAACTCATTAGAAAAATTTAATCAAGAAACTGTTAAGATAGAACCAGTTAATTCAGGTTTAGTAAAAAATCCAGATCAACAAGATGCAAATTATTGGAACATTGCAAGAGATATGGCTTTATCTGCACCTCAAGGTGTTTTTAACGCTATAGAAGAACAAGGTGATTTTATAGACGAAAATATAGTTTCATTGGGTGGACTTGAGTTTGGAGATAAAGATGGTAAACTTACATTTAAAGATTTTATACCAACATTTGTTCCACCTTCAAAATGGAAATCAGAAGAGTATTCTAAAAAAAGACAATTACCAACTTTTCATAAACCAGAAACTTTAGCAGGAAATATGACAGAAGGAATATCAAGATTTCTTACTGGCTATGCAGGACCAGCTAAATTTTTAAAAGGTGCAGGTTTAGCAGGAACTTCAGTTAAAGCAACATCAAGAGCTTTAGTTGGTGGTGCAGTTGCTGATCTTACTGTATTTGATCCTAATGAAGGTAGACTATCAGATATGTTAATAGAGTTTGATTCACCTGTTTTAAATAATGCTGTTACTCAATATTTAGCTACAGATAAAAATGATGGTGAAATGGAAGGTAGATTAAAAAATGTTCTTGAAGGAATGGCACTTGGTGGAATTGCTGAGTCTATATTTTATGGAATAAAAGGTTTTAAACAAATGAAAAAAACAAAAGATTTGGATAAAAGAGCAGTTCTACAAAAAAAAACAGACCAAATTATCAAAGACGCACAAAAACCAAAAATAAAAAAAATATCAGAAGATATTAATATATCTAAAGAAGAAAAATTATTAAAAAATATAGATGATTTTGAAATAATTTCTAAAAAAAATTATTTTGCAGTAGCTTCAAAAACAAAACAATCAGTAAAAGAATTTAGTGGTATTCCTGCAAGTCAAAAAGAAAAATATATTATTCAAACAGAATATTCAAAACGATTAAATGCTATGACAGTAAGTGATGTAAATATTCTTAAAGAATTTAGAAATTTAGGTGCAGGAAAAGCTCTTTATAAAATTGCTATCAAAAATGCTTTTGATAAAGGTTTAGATTTTGCATCAGACAATTCAATATCACAATCAGCTTTAAGAGTTTATAAAAGTTTAGAAAAAGAAGGTTTTGATGTTGTTTATAATAAAAATGTTAAAACTGTAAAAAATGAAGGTTTAGATGTAGATAGAGGAAAACAAATTATAACTATAGATAATACAGATCCAATGCCTGTAGTTATAATTAAAAGAAAAACAAAAAATATTAAATTAAAATCTAAAAGATTAAGAAAGTTTGCTTTAGAAAATAATGATGCAATAGATACAAAAGAAGCATTAAAAGTAATTACAAAATCAAAAGAAACTGCAAAAAAAGATGCAGAACTTTGGATAAAAAAAATACTAAATACCAAATCATTAACAAGTGGTGAACAAGTATTAAGAACAATAGACAATATTGTAGATAATGGATTTGATGATATTACAAAAGAATTTTTAGAAAATGATGTGTTGGCAAATGATGTTGCACTAGAACTTGCAGAAATAGCAGGAAGAGATCAAAAAGAAGTATTAAAAGCAATCACAAAAGAAGGTGTTAGATCAAAAGATGCAACAGTTAGAATGTTGACTAACAAAATGTTTTTACAACAGTTAGGTCAAGATTACATAGATGTGTCTGCAAAATATTTAGATGAGTTTGGTGAGAATGTAGATAATTGGTCAAAAGAATCTAAAGAAGAAATGGCATTAAGAGGTAAAGTAATTCAAGAAACTACTTATGCTTTAAAAGAACAAATAAGAAGTGCTGCAAGAGTTACACAAGCAGGTAGAATAAAAGTTACAAGATCAGGTGGTAAAATTTTAGAGGTAGAAGAAATTGCTAAAAACATAAAAAACTTCAATGCAAATCCTGCCGTACTTGCTAAAAAAATTAAAGATATGAAACCTAAAGATGCTATACACGAAATATCAAAAACAAAATCTCAAAAGTTTATCGAAGTATTTAATTCACTTTATATCAATTCACTGCTATCTGGAACTTACACTCATGCAGTAAACTTTTTTTCAAACTCATACGAATTACTATTAAAACCTGCTGAACAAATTGCAGGTGGTATTGCAACTGCAAATATAAGATCAATAAGAACTGGAGCTTCTCAATACTTTGGAATGATGTTTACTATAGGTGATACATTTAACGCTGTTAGAATTGCTTTTAAACAAGGTGATGCAGTTCTCGATCCTCTTGCTAGAACTCAAGATAATTTGAGAATTATTAATGGAAAAGCTGTAAGACCTATTAGTGGTTCTAATCTTGGCTTTGATGGTAGAGCTGGTACTTGGATAGATCGTCTTGGTTTAATTTCAGAATTACCAACAAGATTACTAATGAGTTCTGATGAATTATTTAAACAATTAAATTACAGAGGAAGATTGTTTGCTAATGCAATAGATAATACTTTAGAGTTAGGTTTAGATGTATCTTCGAAAGAAGGTAAAGCAAATATAGATAGAATTTTTAAAGAAGGTTTTGATAAAAATGGAATGGCTAATGTAAAAGATAATCCAATAGCTGCTGAATCTTTACAACAAGCAAGAATAGCAACATTTACAAATAGTTTAGAAGATGGAAGATTATTAAACATTGGTGGGTCTTGGCAAAAATTTTTAAGAAATAGTCCTTATTTAAGATTTCTTACACCTTTTGTAAGAACACCTACAAACCTTTGGAGACAATTTGAAACTCGTATTCCTGTTTATGGTTCATTTACAAAACCTATGAAAGATTTATGGAGAACAGGAGATAGAAGAGCAAGAGCAGAAGTTTTAGGTAGACAAGTATTTGGAATATCTGCTTCTTTATATGCTTTTCATTTAACTCAATCTTCAGTTAAAGATAAAAATGGAAATATATTTCCTAAGATAACAGGTAATGGTCCTAAAGATTTTGATATTAAAAAAACATGGTTAAATAATGGATGGCAACCATACTCTATTGCACAAGAAAATGAAGATGGAACAATAACATATAAACAATATAATAGAATGGATCCTCGTTTTTATGTATTTGGTATAGCAGCAGATATAAATGAAAATAATTTAAGTATTAATGACGAGGATAAAGAAAATATGTTTGCAGTTATGGCTTTATCAGCAATGAGATCAGCTATTAATAAATCTTATGTAAGAGGTTTATCAGATACTTTTGCACTTGCACAAAGAACAACACCAGAAAATTTAGAAAAATACATTGGTAGACAATTTGCAAATGCAATTCCTTATCAAGCATTAATAGGTCAAGGTATACCAGGAATAACAGAATACGATAGTGATATGTTAGAAGCTAGAAGTTTTGTTGATGAAATTATAAAAAAAACACCATTAATAACTAAAACAGATTATTTAGAACCAAGAAGAGATATATTAACTGGTGAACCTATTGTTAGAAATCCTAATGCTGTTTATTTTAATCCTGAAGGTCTAGTATCTTTTTTAAGTTTTACTCAAGGACCTATTTTAGTAGGTAAAGAATCTCAATTAAAAGATGATCCTGTAGTTTTAGAGATAGCAAGATTGAAAGTACCTTTATCTGAACCAAGAAAAATTATAGATAAAGTAGAATTATTAGATTATAAAATTGATGGTCAATCGGCTTATGGTTATTGGACAGAAAGAATTGGAAAAACTAAAGTTAGAGGGTTGACTTTAAAAGAAAAATTAGAGAGAACATTTGAGTCTTTATCTTATAAAAGACAGCAAGATGGTAATTTAGATTTTGATGGTAATAAAAAAAGAATTATACAAAGAATATTTGAGGTTCATAAGAAACAAGCATTTGGTGATGTTCTTGAAAAGTATGAACAATTAAATAAAGATTTATTAAATGCTAAGAAAGAAAAGTATGGATTTTTGCAACCAATGAGACTAGGAGATGTCAAGGAGCAACCAAAAGAGTTGTTGCCTAGACAGTAAAATAATTATATAGAGAAAGTAATATGACAGTATCTTCAACTACAGTAAAGAACTCCTACTCAGGTAATTCAAGCACAACAGCTTTTGCCTATGCCTTTAAGATTTTTGCGGACACAGATTTACAAGTAATCATCAGATCCTCTACAGGAACTGAGACAACCAAAACTCTAACCACGCACTACACAGTATCTGGTGCTGGAGATGCGTCAGGTGGTAATGTTACATTTACATCTGGGAATACTCCTGCAACTGGTGAAACAGTTGTTATTAGAAGAGGTGTTCCGCAAACTCAAGCGATAGATTATATCGCTAATGATCCATTCCCTGCGGAATCTCATGAAGAGGGTTTGGATCGTGCAACTATGACTATCCAACAGATGCAAGAGGAGCTAGATAGATCGTTTAAAGTTTCAAGAACCAACTCAATTACAACACCAGAATTTACAGAGGATGCCAGTACAAGAGCATCTAAAACTTTAGGATTTGATAGTACAGGTAATGTACTAACAACAGTAGCTGATTTTTTACCTGCAGGTGGAGATTCAGCAATGTTTCAATATTCAACAACAACAGCAGATGCTGACCCTGGAGCAGGATTTTTTAGATTAAACAATGCAACAGTTTCTAGTGCAACTGAAATGTACATAGATGATTTAGAATACAATGGTACAGATGTTTCGGCATGGGTACAATCTTGGGATGATGTTACAGGTAATGATACTAACAGAGGAAGAATAAGAATTTCAAAAGCAAATACATTAGATACTTGGATGGTATTTAAAGTAACTGGTTCAATCACAGATGCTAGTGGATATACTAAAGTTACTTTAGTTCATATTGATTCTGCTGGTACTTTTGCTAATGAAGATAAAGTATTTATTTCTTTTGTAGCATCTGGAGAAGATGGTGCAATACCAGGATATTACTACAAATTTGATACAGGAACTTCAGATGCAGATCCTGGTGCTGGAGAGATAGCATTTAATAATGGTACATACGCATCTGCTACAGAAATTTATATTGATGATGCTGATGCAAATGGTGCTAGTACAGCAACAGATGTTCAAAGTTGGGGAGGATCAACTTCTACAATTAAAGGAT